TTAAGCTGGCCGGAGAGCTTCAAGTTTTCGTTAATCATAACGATCTCCTTCAGAACGTAGTGGAAGCTCCGACAAAGTCTTCCGCAAAATAGGTAAAGTCAGAGTACCCCTGACTCCTCAATGACCCCGTGTCGGTGCTCGAGGTCAAATCAAGTACCACTTTTCCAAGTGCTACTACGGTCGCGTCTCCTAAAAGGGCGCTATCTGAACGAGGTCTATTAAAAGACTTAGCCAGAGTTTCGCTTGCTACAGGTATATCATAAATCTGTTTACCTGTAACCATATTTGTGCTGTCAGACGTATTTGGTGCGTCTGAGAGAGTTTTTCCTATAGCCAGAAGGTCACTATCAACGACGCCACTGGCATCTGCAAACGCCCTGTCGAAGTCAACCTGACGTTCAAACACATCAATCGCAGCGGCGACGTCTGTTTTGATTTTCGTAAACTGCATCTCTTGGTCGTCAAGAATAGAAGCAGAACCGTCTACATCGTCTGTAAAGCTGACTGTGTCACTAAGTTGTTTTGTACTTACTTTAGAGTTAATTGCATCAGACGCCGCTGGAGCCTCTGTAAGCACTTTTCCTATTGTAAGGGTATCAATGGCCTCGGAAATGAATCCGTGGTCTGAGAGAGCTTTAGCGAATGCTATGACGTCATCGTCCACTGCGCCGACAGGGTCAGTTGAAACTTTCTTGGCAAATAAGAACGCTTGATCGCCTGCGCTGGCTATTATCTCAGCAATAGGTTTACTGGTTGCGATGGAATGAGCTTCTGAGAGCGAAGCTGCATCATCGAACGCTGTACCAAAGTTCTTTTGTAAAAGGTCTAGTGTGGCAACAACCTCGTCTGCGGCCTTCTTCGTGAAGATAACCACGTGGTCTTCGGTGCTTGTAACTTGGTCAGAAAGTATTTTTGCGAACGCTAGTGTGTGCGCATCAACAATCGCGGAGTCATCAAGTAGAGGCTTGCCAACAGTAAACTCGGGTTCATCCAACGCTGTTGGAGTGTCAGACTTACCTAGGTTATTGTCTAACGAAATGCTCTCGCTTACTGTAGGAGTTTCCCCATGTACCTTCTTCGTGAATATAAACGCATGGTCTCCCACGCCAGAAACACTGTCGTTGAGAGCCTTAGCAAACTCAAAGTAGTACGGGTCACTGGTCGTAATGGTCTCAAAAGCGTTTTTAACAAACTGAAGACGCTCGCTGTCTGTAACGTAACCGGCGTCGTTGAACGCTTTAATAACCCCTTTGGTCGCAATATCTGCTAGATGTCAGCGTCGTCTAGTAAGGGTTTTAGGAAGTCGAATATAATCTTATCTGACGGGCGTGAGCCGTCATCAATGTAGAAGGTGTCAAGGAACGAAGCGAAGAGCAGGAAGTTACCTAGCTCCGCTTTTACAACGTTTTGGTTAATGTTTACCGAAGTTTGCGTAAGTACGTTTAGCTGCTCAAATTTAGCAGATAACGCATTAACAAGCTCGACAGACCCTAACTTCACGCAAAGTCCTCCCGAATTTTGAACTTGAGCTTGTCGAACAATGTCTCACGGACACCGCTGCTTCGAACAACCTCAATCTCACCTTCGTAAGTACCAGCATCTACCTCTAGGTCTCCAACACTCCACTGGAGTACAGCGACACCTGTGTCTGCCGTCTCAGGGTTAATGAAGAACTGTCTGGAAAACAGAACGCTTTCAGCGCCCGCTTCTCGGAAGTGCAAAGTAACTGTAGCACTGGTCAAGTCGACCGGTGCGTTATCATCTTCGTTCGTAAGGGTTACACGAATCTGTGGACCGGTGTCTCCTTGAACGTATTTAAATATCTGTGCCATTAAATCCCCCTGCGAACGCTGGCTTTGTCAAACCCAACCATCTTGGCCCGAAGACTAGCGCCGCGTGTGTCACGGCCTTTAGCGTCGGTGGCGTGCTTGTAGAATTCGGACTTGTAGTAAGCCGCAAGTTCAGGGTTAGTCCATTCTTTGCCGGGGATTATCGCTAGGCGAAATATAGCCCCACAAGCGATTGAACGACCGTATGATTCAAAGATAAAGTCCTCCACGCCTGTAGCTGTCAAAGATGGTTTGATTACACCGGTACCCTCGAACTCGTACTTGCCGTCCGGGGTTGGGTAAAACCTAATCTGAGAATCTTGGTAGATACTAAAAGACATGGGACGCCCGTTGGCTACGCCGCTGGGCAGGTCGAAATGACGGTCTGACACACGGTTTACCGCTGTCCCGTTTATATAGAGGATTAGAATGTCCTCCAAAATAGAACGAGTGGGCACCTCGACTTCGTACTCAGCAGTATTTCTACTGGTGTAGTCCTTATCTATGTCATAACGCCATATCTGACTGACCGCACAAAACTCAGCTGCCGCTTCTTGCAAGTGAGTTTCGATGATTATTTCCGGGCAGCCCGGAAGCAGGGGCTGAATATACGGAAGGAAATTAGCCCATGCTACTGCCATATTAAGTCACCGAACTCATGTTAGACGGCGATACTGCCGAGTCTACTTGGTTTTTAGTGGCCAGAGCTGCGTTAAACGCCCCGTAAGCTGCCTGCGCACGTTGCTCATTCGCACCGTATTCAGCATCTTTCGAGTAAGCTCTGTACAAAAACCAGTCTATCATTGGGGACTTGTAAATGTCGTCCAGTAGAATAACTGTTGTATCTGAACCCGCCGGATCGAGTTGAGACTCTGTCAGTGTAGTTGCACCCGGAGAATCCGTGTAAACAACTTCAATTTCAGCGGCTGTTGTAGCCGGTGGATAGACAAAGAACTCTTTCGGTTGACGTGGGTCAAACGTGAAGTGCTGGATAGCTGTCGTACCAGTCTCAGCGTGCCATGCGGGTCGCTGATCGTCCAGAACACTACGAGCAACAAGGCGAATAACCTTGTAGCCTGAGTCGGTGGCTAAGTTTCGTGTGACATCCAACAAGCGAAGACTAGACGGGAACTCTGATGAAAGAACCTGCCGTGTACCTGTTGCGCAAGTGAATGAGCCTGTTTTGGCGTTAGCGTCAGGACGTGCAAGAGTAATGGCGAGGTAAGACTCGTTCATCCAGTTCTGCAATTCCGTACGCGGCCATCGAATATTGGTGTCCTGTAGGACATCCTCTACTCGTCTAATAATGTCCGTGACTTTTACGGTAGACATCCGTTACCCCCTATTCGCTAGATTTGGGTGCAGCGGCAGCTTTAGCTGTCTTCGACTTAGTATTCTTAGCTTTAGGTGCAGGAGCGGGCTTAGTATTCTTAGCCATCTCTTCGCCTTCGGCAGTTAGAACCATCTTGTCGCCGATTACTTGGGCTACAACCACGCGTGAACCGTCGAGCTTAACTACTGCCTTATTGGCAACAACTTCAGCGTCTACGGCGTTTATAAAATCAAATACATCCATAATAACCTCCAGAGTTAGAAGAAGGGGGGCGAACCCCCCCTCAAAGGGCTATTAAGATGCCGCGCCTACAATCGTAGTAATCAAAGCCTCAGGCTTGATGACCTTGCGGCCATAAACGGCTAGGCCACGAACGATGTCGCCAAAGTCCGTTTGATTACGAAGAGGTTCAGTTTTGCTGATCTGCGATGCGAATGCACAAGATGCTTTCGTACCTGCAACCATCATGCGACGAGCCTTAGCGTTAGATACGGTTGCACCACCAGAAGTAGCAGCTAAACCCGGAACCAATGCTTTACCCGCAGCGCCTTTAGGCAGAAGGTTAGAAACATAAACTTCGAAGCGATCCAACATACCGATCTTACCAGTACGGATGGTGCTTGAAGCATCTCCTGTGAAGTACGCCTGAGCGATGTCAGTTTGCATGAGCAACTGGCGGTCGAAAGGCGAAAGGATCAACCAACGGCCATCTTCAGGAACGTTCTGCTCGTCAAGAGCAGCTGACATACGAAGGATCGTATCCAGTACGTTCTTAGGAGTAGCTTGGTCGATTGGGGCAACGTCAGTACCGAGGTTATACTCGCCAGACAAAGCACCGGCAGTGCCGCCTGCGTTATCAGCGTGTGCACCTTCAGTTACGAACCAGTTGAAGAAACATTCGTTTTCAATGTTAATCTTCAACTGCTTAGCAGCGTCATCGGTGAACATGTTCATCAAGTCCATATCGGCTTGGTGAGCAAGTACGTCGTTGACCTGCACGCTGAAGTATTTACCTTTGTTGATCTGCATATCTAGGTAGATAGGCGTAGGAACTTCAGAGGTAAGAGTTGTACCAGCGCCAGCATAATCATTAATTGTGATTGATGGTGCAGTACGGATGCGAATTGTGTCGCCCTGATTTTTGATCTCGCCTTCCCAATCGGTATTGGCAATCTCAGTCATCATGGTGTTCGCATAGAACTTAGCGTTGAGTTTATTGGACCACAGTTGTGGAATGAAACCGCCAGAGTAAGACGGGTTTGTGTCGAATGATCCTGATCCGACGACGGGGAATACAGCAGCCATAATGGCCTCCTATTAGTTTAGTTGGTTACTAACAGCTGCCTACCCGTTAACACATATACTATCGTACACGGCCTTCGAGATATGCAGTTGTTATATCTGCTTCAAGTTTTTGGGCCTCGTCGTACTTATGCCGCGTATTCAAAGTGCGTATTTTAGTCCAAGCTGCTGCGATTTCCCTTTCGGAGTAAATCTTAACGTCTTTTCCTACGCTCTTCGTATTAGCGGAATTCGCTGAACGATTTGGCGCGACCTGTTTCTCGAGTTCGGCTTGGCGAGTCTGACGCTCATGCGGTACTTCCGGCTCTAAGGTTTGCCTAAACAGTTTCACGTAGTGTGCTACTGCCTCAGCGTCGCCTGTGTTAAAAGCCTGTGCCGCCTGATCTCTGCGAGGTCCGCGAAGCATGGGATCATGCTCGTTTAACCACGCTACCCAACGTTCGTCGTTGTCGACACTTGCAAAATCAGGAACTAGCGCTGCTAATTTCTGAGTAAAGCTCATCTCTCCAACCTGATTACCAGTTTGCTTCAGTTGTTGCTGAAGTTGCGCGATAATCTCATTTTGTTGCTCAAATCGTCCCTCGTATTCTTGAGAAACTTCCTGTGCAACACGACGCTGGACGTCAATCAGTTCTTCACCAAATTCGGCTCGATCTTCATCGGTCACATAACTGACTTTCTCCTTCGGCTTCGTCGGCTCTTTGGGCTTGGCTGCCAAACTCTCAGCGAGGTTGTTCAGTTTAGCCGTTAAGTCCTTAACTTGCGAATGCAAGCGTGGGACTTCAGCGTCGTACTTACCCCGTAAGGTTTTGTACTTCTGCTCAAATTCGTCCGCTACGTCCGTCGGTGACGTGTCAGCTGGCTCTGCTTCTACCGGTTCAAGTGCTACTTCCGCTTCGACTGGTACTTCTGCCTCGGTATCCTCGGGTGTTACCTCTGAAACTTTAGGCTCTTTTGCCTTCTTTTTCTTTGGTTCTTCCGTTTGGGCGTTTAGCGTTTTCTCTAGTTCTTCCACTTCAGCAAGCTGTGCTTGCACCTGTTTTGGCAATGCCATGTTTTTCTCCTTAAAGCACCAACTCTGTTCCTAGCGTCCCGTGGGTATGCTGTTCCCGTTATGGTGTGCTTCTCGTATTTTGCGCATATGCGCGGTTTTCTACCTTGGCTGCGTCTTTCGCAGCTTCCAGTAAATCTGCAAATGCTTCCGCTCGTCCCTGCAACCGGTGGACTTGTACCATGTCGGCTGCGTGTACTAGCTTCAGCTTGGCGGTTTCTAACTCCGCCTCGAGTAACCTGAGTAGTGCTTCATTGCCGGGTTCTCTGAGTCTAATCAGAGCTGAAACGGCTTGGGTATCGACACTATTCAAATCAATCATAGTTTAAAAGTATAGCATATGTGTCAACGTGTCAACAGATAGACTCGTTAACGTCCATTTGGGCGCGGGCTTATAAAGTTATCTTGCCTGCCGCCTTGTGGCGTTCCGTCTTCTTGCAGGTTAGCCGCCTCTTGGGCTTGCTGTTGCTGCTGCATCATCATCATTATTTGTTGCTGTTGCTGTTGCTGC